TGCCGATCGTAGCCTTGGAAGCGGCAACCGCATTGATCTTATAGGTCGTGCCGCCGGCCACAACAGACTTGCCCTCAACATAGCCGGTAAGGGTGCCGGTGACCTTCTCGGCGAGCTTCATGCTCTTCACGCCGGTGGCGCCGGTCATCTTGGAGTAGGTGTAGAGCACATAATCGTCAACGGCATAAGCGTCGTCGGTCTCATAGGTGCTGCCAAGGCCGGTATTGCCGGTGCTGGCGAGCAGGACATAAGCGTCCTTCGTGGTAGAGGCCTTGTAGGCCGCCGCGATCTGAGCGAAATAGGTGTTGATCACAGTGATGGTGGCGGTGTTCTTAGCGGAATCATACCAAACCTGAGTCAGAGCGCCGTTGCCGCCGACCTCATCGAGGCTGCCCTTAACAATGTCATTGGTGAAAGTGGTCTTTTCGCCATCGACATAGTAGGTAACGTTGCCCGCAGGAATGCCGCTGTTGGACAGACCGAGGTCGGCATAGATGGTGCCGCGCTTGACGGAGTCAGTATACTTGGCATCTTCATCCTCGGCATACTCACCGATCTTCTTGGTGTCGTTGGTCCAAATGTGAATGGGACGACCAAAATCATCCATCGCACCGGAGGAGAGCTTCAGCTTGGTGTAGAGCTTCTCGCCCAGCTCGATGGTGTAACCGCCGTTGTTGGTCAGGGTCGCATCGGAGATGGTCTGCTGCTTGGCAATGGTGTTGGTCACATAGGTGGGCTCGGAAGCGCCGAGGTTGATCTCAGCACCGTTGACGGAGATGCTGGAGCCCTTGGTGGTGTACTCAACGGTGGGGGCCTTGAGGGCGTTCAGAGTCATCTGAGCGGCCTTCTCACGGGTGAGGACCTGATTGACGGAGCCGTCGATCTTGTCCATCAGCTTGGCCTTGGCCATGAGCTTGCTGGTGTTGATGGCCCAGTCGGTGCCGACCATGCCGGCGGCCTTGGCATCGTAGCCGAGCTCAACGAGCAGCATCTTGCCGAACTGCAGAGCGGTCAGCTGACCGGCAGGATCGAACTTGCTGTCGCCGACGCCGGAGACGATACCGGCCTGCGCGCAGTAGCCGACAAAGCCGGCGGACCAGCGAGTGGAGGCCACGTCGGTAAAGGTAGCGCCGCCCGGGAGGGCGTCAGCAGCCTTGGAGCCGAGCTCGAGGTACGCGATGATCTTCGCGGCCTGCTCACGGGTCAGGTTTTCCTTGGCATTGAAATTGCCCTTTTCATCGCCAACGAACACACCAACGGCGTTCATGACGTCAACAGCTTCCTTGTAGTCGATCTTGTCGGCATCTTTGAAAGCTGCGTTGCTGATGGTGACGAGGGACATGGACATGACCAGCGCCAGCACCAGAGCGAGTAACTTTTTCATATAATGTTACTCTCCTTTCTGAAATTTCCGTTTCCGGTTCTGCGGCATCGTATATTCTTCCGTGTTTCGGCGCGATTTTCTTTTGTTTATGCACGTCAGCTCGTTGAGGAGGGCGTCCGTCAAAATCCTGCCTTTGTGCAAAACGGAGAAAATGTTGCAAAAACGGGTCAAATAGGCGATATCGTATCCCCATCACAAAATCACAGAATCTGAGACCAGATAGAATAAATCAGCAGCACCACAAGAGGAAAAACAACACCGAGCAGGAAAAGCACTCCGAGTAGTTTAGCAATTATTTTTAGCATTTATATACTCCTTTTATTTACGATAGTGCATACTTCTATTTATCATCTTAGCTTATCGGAGTGCATACGTCAAGTCCTATTATACTGCTCTAAACTCGCTGGCCGCACTCACGTTTGGCTGCGCTCGGTGTCACTCAGGCCCATTACATCAAGAGAGTAATGGGCCTGAGATGCCACCAAGCCTTCACCTGGTGGCGGGAGCTAATCAGAATTTACCATCATTTTTTAGGTGAGTAAATCCACCGGAATTTACTCCACCAAAAAGCCATCTATACCAATCAGAATTAAAAACGGCTTTTTTCACATCACTAGAAGCTGACGAAAGCCAAGAAGAAATGGAATTGAAAAGAGACTTGCCGGAAGAACCAAGACCGGCAGAACCTTCATCACCAGAAACCATCTTCAAAAGCTCACGAGCGAATCCCCAAGGACCATTGGGATTCGCAATGTTCTGATCCGTTGCGTACTTGCTCGCAGCATACGACATATTAGCGGCATACTGAGAAGCATCGGCACCGATCTGAGCAACAAGCTTTTCCATCGCTGTGTACTTGTCTGCAACTGCTTCCTGTGTCCGTGCATTAACGTTTGCAGTTTGCAACTGGGTCTGAGCAGAAAGCACCGATCCAAGCATTTGCACAAGAGCAGCATTAGCAGAAGTATCAACCTCACCTTTAGCACCGGCAGAAGTCACGCCGGAAGCGGTAGCACCGGAGGTAACGGCAGCGCCGTTACCTCCCATAGCACTTAGCACCGGATTCAAACCGGCTGCCTTAAGATCACGAATTTCACGCTGGTGCGCAGTATTGCTCATGTATTCCTGCCAAGAACGGCTTTTAGCGGCCTCCTGAGCGTTGAATTGCATAGCCAAGGCCATTTTGACGCTCCTGCCAATCGCGTTGCTCAGAAGCCATCTGAGCGCTTTTAGCGGTGTTTTCCGAAGCAGTCCTCGTAATACGAGAAAGAGCAGAATCTAAATTTCCGACAGCCGGCACACTCTGAACCTGAGCAGCATCCTTACCAGTAGTCATTAGATCACCTCTCAATGATGGTCAATCAGACCGGGGATGGAATACATAGGCATAGGACGTGTAGTCCGGTTCTTGATGTAAATATCAGCAAAAAGCTGATTGCTGACGCTGGAAGTAACAGCAAGCACACGATCCACGTTTGTCTTATCCTCACGAATCCAAGAATCAGAGAGCATAGGCAGCGCGGAATAATCATCTGCAAGATGCCAAACGTCAAGAGACTGCGCGTACTGGGAACGCATCTCACCAGTTACACGGGACGGCTTATAACGGTAATCAGCCCACGCTTCCTGATAGCCGAAAACCTGGTCATCAATGACAGAACCGGCAGAATCCTTAACGCCGGGGCCCTGGGCAAAAATCTCCTTGTTCTTCACGGCCTGCTCACCAATGTTCGCAAAAACAGGCCAGTAGTAATCAAAGCGATCCTTACGAGACCAGAAACGTTCAAGACCCTGCTGATAAGTATGATCGTAGCGAGCGACCATAACGCCGATGACAAAACCATGCTCCGTGAAAGATTTGGTGAAATCAGAATGCGTATCCGTAGTGACAGACATACCAGTAACAGTACCTTGTGCAGTCTCGCCGGAAGCCGTGGCCGACTGCTGGACAACCTGATTAATATTAATGGGGACACGGTTACCACCGAGATACTCGGGACGCTGAAGACGGGCATCAGGAGAAGTCACACCGAAATGAGACTTGAGAATCTCAATATAACGAGAACCACCGCGGGCGTCTTTCTCATAGAGTTTCTGAATCTGGAACGCCATGCGCAGCTGATTGATAGAAGCACCAAGACCACCGGAAGCAACAGCATAAAGGTTAACAGGATCAAAACCGGGCTTGTCAGCACCACCACTAAAACCAGTAATGCCAGCATAATTAGAACCAGCAGAAACAGGCTTAAAAGCAAGGGAATCGTAGATATTAACCGACCGATCTCCAGAAGCAAAAGAAATATTAGAAAGACCAGTTAAAACAAATCCACCGGGATCATGAGGCTGTTCACGGGTAACAACAGGATACTCGCCGGACGTGGCCGATGGAATCAAAACATCCGGACCTTTCTGCGGAGACGGAAGGCAACTCGTAAAATAGTCATGATACTTAGCAGCCTTATAGGGGAGACCGCCTTTCGCAACATCAGTAACAAACGTACCAGTATTGACGCCGGCTACAGTAGCATCATCGACGGGAACAACGAGCGGGTCAGATAGGTTTTCATCACGAAACCACTCATTCATCACCAGAGCATAAGCTCGGAAGGGAAGAGCACTAACGGAAAGATTAGGAATGCCAGTAGGCACACCGAGATAGTCGGCAATAGTTCCAACAGACCATCCGCTATCAGCAGGAGCAGTAATCTGAGGAATTTCATACTCTGTCTGAGGAATCCACGCAGATTCCGTATTTTCACCGTTGAACTGTTTCCAATGAGACCAAGTAAGCCGGTTCGGTACGAAGAAGAAATATGTGTCGAGATAGATGTTATCCATGACCGGAGTAAGCAACGTCTGCAAACGCACAACTTTTGATGTGTCCACGTTGAACGTATCTCCCGGTAATACTTCATCAAGGAAAAAAGGTACAATGTCACCAACGTTAAACGAAGTCTTAAGAGAATGCGAGCGATCAAACGTCGAACGCCGGATATCGATATTCGTGGGATTAAGCGCGAAATGTGATTCAACATTGCGGTTCATTCAGTGACCTCCTTTTTCGGCTCAACAGCCGGTTTTTCCTCCTGGGACGGGTCAGACTCTCGCTCGGGCTTGATTCCGAGCTTGTCGAGGAAATCAGGCTTGTCCATACCAGCCATAAACTCCGCAAAGTTATGGTTAAACTTCGCACGAATATCAACCGGAAGAGAATTGAAAAAGCTCTGACCTTCATTAACCCTGTTCAAGAGTTCAGCATAAGACGTGGGCATATTGGAAAAATCACCATAAGCGCCCTGGACACGCGAAAGCGCGTCAACGTCGCCATTCTGAAATCGAGCAAGAATCACATGGATATCGACAGCCTCGGCGTGGGATTGAATGAAATCGTAAAGGTCTTCTTTACCAGATTCAACGAGATCCATAACGCCGTTTTCATCAAATTTAGGCTGATAAAGAATCCTTTCACGCTGACCTACATTTGAAATGAAGCGAGTTCGCAGACGATACTGAGTAGAGAATACAAACTTTTCATCATACATGATCAAACATCCTTTCTCTGGATGGACGTACCATCCAAAATCACCTCGGGCATCGTATGCAAAATCTTACCAGTCTCAGTATCAAACTCACCGATCTTACATAAACAATAATCCTCAATGTGTGAAAAAAGCAAACTTTCCTTCTGCATACAGGCATGAGCAAAATTCCGCATAGCAGAAGAATCATTCTGATCTACCGTAGGCGGGAGAAAGCCCGTGCGGGCATCACGAATAGAATAAACACCATATTTCATTGCAAAACCTCACATTCATAACCGTCACCAGCACGACAAACAGAACAAACATCAGGATCATCATCCCCAACATGAGGACATACATAGGAAGAAGAATAAGGACAAATCACAGACGGATACCTCCTCTAAAAACAGTCGGATTAATGTTGATCTTCTTAGACTTCGCAGCAGTACGACGAAAGACCTTCTTGTCCTTCTTAGGACGCATTTTCTTACGCATTAGATATAACTCCTTTTTAATGATTTTATTCGGGCCAGCTGGTTGCGTTCCTCAACCGCGAGCTGGTCTAAATAACCAAGTGT